GGCGTTAGAACCCCGATAATTATCTAGTGTGATGGGTTTCTGGCTAAGTGATCCTGATCACGCAAGGCGATCACATGAGCACCGAACCGAGTGAACACCCGGACGAAAACGGCCGCGAACTGATCTCTCGGCGGGCGTTCGCACGGCTGAAGAACTGGGCACCGTCCTATGTGGTGAAGCTCTGCCAGCAAGGCGTGCTCACCGTGTTCATCGATTGCCCGGCATGTGGTTCCACGTGCAACAGTCGCGCCGCGAATTGCACGTGCGGCGAAGCGATTGCCGATGCGGTCGACGCATCACGCGGCAAGGTCGATGCAGTGCTGGCTGAGCGCGAGCTCGAGCGGCACAAGCATCCCGAGAAGGCGCACGTCACGGCGCGGCACGCTGAAGCGCGCGGCGATGCGGCACCTGGTGCACCGGCTGACCTCGAACTGCCACTCGGCGACGACAACGTTGCGAGCTATGCAGCGGAGAAGCGTCGCCGCGAGCGTATCCAGGCCGACATCGCCGAACTCGATCTGCAGAAACGGCAGGGCAAGCTCGGCGAGATCGCCGCCATGTATCGCGAAGGGTTCAAGGTCGGCCGTCTGGTGCGCGATTCACTCTTCCCGCTGGTCGAACGCCTAACCCCATTGCTGGCTGCTGAGCGAGAAGAAGCTGCAGTGCATGCGCTTCTTCTCAAGGAATTCACAAAAATCTGCGATGAGTTCTATCGGCAACTCGGCGGAGAAGAGCCCGCTGCGACAGAACGGGCTGGGTGACGCCGGCGCCGCATGGCGCGCGGGCTTTGCAGCCGGCGCCAAGCCCACGGCGGTCATCACCGTATCGGAGTGGGCTGCGCAACACCGTTTCCTTAGCAGCAAGGAATCGGACAAGCACGGCAAGTGGGACAACGATTTCACGCCCTACCTGTGTGAAATCATGGACTGCCTTTCCGTGACGCACCCTGCGACCGACGTGGTGTTCAAGAAGTCGTCGCAGATTGGTGGGACCGAGTGCGGCCACAACTGGCTCGGCTACATCATCACCGAAGCCCCTGGCGTCACGATGTACGTGCTGCCGAGCTCGGACACCAGCGCGCGCACGTCGAAGCAGCGCCTGGCGGCAATGATCGACGAGTGCCCTGCGATTGGCGCGAAGATCAGCCCAGCCCGGTCGCGCGACAGTGGCAACACGACGCGCATGAAGGAATTCCCCGGCGGGGCATTGTTTCTCGCGAGCTCGAAATCGGCGGCTGAGCTGAAATCTGTGCCCGTTCGCAACCTCTATGCGGACGAGATTGACGAATATCCAGAGGACCTGGACGGTCAAGGCGACGCCCTGGCGCTGGCCGAGCGCAGAACTGGTGGTCGCAGCCGTACGAAGCGGCTGAAAACATCGACCCCGACGGTCGCCGGCAAGTCGCGCATCGACGCGTTGTTCAAAGCCAGCGACCAGCGGTACTACTTCGTGCCTTGCCCGTTGTGCTACTACAACCAGCGGCTTGTATTCGAGCGCATGCGGTGGGAAGTAACCCAGGCGCAGAGCTACACCTGCAGGGCTTGCGGATTGGTGTCCGATGCCAAGGGTGTTGAGCACGGCTTACATTTCTGTCCGGGTTGCGACATCGCCGGCGAGGCCGATGAAACCACACTGATCGTCACGTCGACCCATGACGTGACCGACGTCTGGTATGAGTGTGAAAGCTGCAGCGGCCGGATCGACGAGCACCACAAGCCCGCGATATTGCGCGCGGGGCAGTGGATTGCGATGAACCCCGGACCACGGCGCGCGGCGGGCTTCTCTATCAACGCGCTGTATTCGCCACTCGGCTGGTATTCCTGGACGCAGGCCGTCAGCGAATTCCTGGCCAGCGAAGGCAAGCCCAGCCTACGCAAGGTGTGGACGAACACCGTGCTCGGCGAGCCCTACGAAGACAGCTTCGAGCAGCCGCAGTCGTCGGCGCTACAGCAGCGCAGCGACACGACGTATCTCATTCGCACCGTGCCCGCCGGCGGCATGTCCCTCACCGCCGGTGTGGACGTCCAGCACAATCGCCTCGAGGTGAAGGTGCTGGCCTGGGGCCGCGGGGAAGAGTCGTGGCTGGTCGATTATCAGCAGCTGCACGGCGACCCAACACAGCTCGAAGGTCCGACCAGCGTGTGGGCCCAGCTCGACGCGCTGCTCGAGCGCCGATACCCGCATGCAAGCGGCTCGATGTTGCCCATCGTGGCGACCGCAGTGGACACCGGCTACTGCACCCACACGGTGTATGAGTACTGCCGCCGGCGCGCGCACCGCCACGTGATCGCAATCAAGGGCGCATCGCAAGCGGGCAAGGCGATCCTCGGCGCGCCGGTCAAGGTCGACGTCGACTATCGCGGCAAGAAGATTGAGCAGGGCGTGAAGCTCTGGTCGATCGGCACCGACACCGCGAAGGAATTGATCTACCGCAGGCTCAACATCGAGCTGGCCGGACCTGGCTGCATGCACTGGCCGATGGGTTTGCCCATCGACTACTTCGCGCAGCTGACGGCCGAGAAGCTGAAACGCATCACGAATAAGGCCGGTTACCAGGTCACGCGTTGGGAGAAAGACGGCACCCAGCGCAACGAAGCGCTCGACCTGCAGGTGTACGCCTACGCCGCCGCGCTGTACGCCGGCATCCAGACCGTCAACTGGGACGCCCTCGAAAAGGCGCTGCAGGCCGTGCCGGTTTCTGAAGAAACGCCAATTGCTGCGCCGGCGCCACCGCCGCGCGGCCGCGTCCTTGGACGCATCACCGGGAGTCCTAACTGATGGCTGGCATGACGCTCGAACAAGCGCAGACTCAGCTCGACCTGTGGCTCTCCGTGTCTACTGACATCGCTAACAACGGCCAGTCGACCGCCATCCTCGGGCGCCAATTCACTGCCGCGAACCTCGATCTCGTGCAGAAGAACATCGAGTTCTACGACACCAAGGTCAAGCAACTGTCGCAGAACACCGGCGGCGCGGGCATCCGCCTGCGCGGCATCACTCCGGTTTGACGATGCGCGAAGTGACCAACCCGCGCGGCCTGCCGCGCGTCGAGCGCACCATGCTCGACCGTGTGATCGGCTGGTGGGATCCGGTGCGTGGCGTGAAGCGCCTGCAGGCGCGCATGGCGACCACCATGCTCGATGGCGCCTGGGACGGTGCCTCGAAGAGCAAGCGCGCGGTGGCGAGCTGGTCGGCGCCGAACCTGAGCGCCGATGCGGCCCTGGTGCCGGATCTGCCGACGCTGCGCGACCGCTCGCACGATCTGTATCGCAACAACCCGCTGGCCACCGGCGCAGTCAAGACCGTGGTCACGCGTGTCGTCGGTACCGGTCTCGCGATGCAGCCGGCCATCGACTACAAGATCCTCGGGATCTCGCGCGACCAGGCCGAGGAATGGCAGGGCTACACCAAGCAGCGATGGTCCATGTGGGCGGACACGCCGTGGTGCGATATCTCGCGGCGGCAGAACTTCTGCGGCCTGCAGCGGACGGCCCTGTTCGGCGCGCTGCTTGGCGGCGACGCATTGGCCTTGCTTCCGGTGCTGCCTTTGAAAGGTCGCCCGAGCGAGCTCGCGGTGCAGCTCGTGGAAGCCGATCGCGTGGCCAATCCGCGCGGCAAGATGGACACCACCCGCATGGTAGCGGGCATCGAGCTCAGCGAAGACGGCGCACCGATGCGCGCTCACTTTCTCCGCGAGCACCCGGGCGCATTGCTGGGCGCGACGCACTCGCTAGATGGTGAATGGGTGGACTTCTACGGCGCGCAAAGCGGCCGCCGCAACATCCTCCATTTGATTGACCCTGAGCGTATCGGCCAGACCCGCGGCGTGCCCTACCTGGCGCCGGTGATGACCGCGCTCAAGCAGCTCGGACGCTACACGGAGGCAGAGATCAGCGCCGCCGTGATCTCCGCCTTTTTCGCCGTGTTCATCAGACACGCGACCGGCGAGGGCGCGAACCCGATGGAGTCGGCCGCGACCGGCCAGTATCAGAGTTCGGACTCGGCCAAGGGCTCGAGCTGGGACGGCAAGCTGTCATCCGGCTTGGCAGTCGACCTGCCGCCCGGCGCCGAGATCGACAGCGTCGCACCAGGCCGCCCGAACCAGGCGTTCGACCCGTTCGTGCAAGCGGTGCTGCGCCAGATTGGCGTCGCGCTCGAGCTGCCGTTCGAGATCCTGATCAAGCATTTCACGAGCAGCTACACGGCCGCCCGCGCCGCATTGCTCGACCTGGGCCTTTTCGTGCGCCGCGTCCGTTCGCTTCTCGAGTCGACTATCTGCCAGCCCACCTACGAAGAGTGGCTGCGCATTGAAGTGGCGACCGGTCGCATCGC